GTAACATAACAGGGACACTCTTTAACCAAGAAGCCCATTTTTCTCTTCGGAGAAGGTGGGCTTTTTTTGTGGGAGCTATGGCAAAGAAAGAAGAAAAAGCAAATCCTGAAGCCAAGGATTGGGAAACTTCCCTGATAGACCTGATTGATGAGGAATGGGAAAAGGGGAGCCAATACTGTTCTGATTTGAACGAGTTGTATAACGATGTGTATGCAATGATGCGAGGAGAACGCCCTATCAAGAATTATGATTGGGAGTCCAACGTTGTCATCAATAAGGTGTTTCAGGTTGTCTGGTCCGCAATTTCGTACTTGACCAACAAAATCTTTGGCGCAACTCCGGTGATCGCCGTTAAGTCATTCGATAAGAACGGCGCATGGCAGAGAGAAACGATCCTTGAATTCTGGCACACGCTACAGGTGGCCTCCGACAAGGAACACGTCGATTATTTCCTGATTGTTGTCATGTGGTTGCTCCGTGGGTTGCTGAACGGTACTGGTATTCTCAAGAAAACGTGGCACCAGAAGTTGAAAAGGATTTCACAGGACATAAAAAACAATGTGCCGGTTAGACGGAACGAAAACGGAGAAATTGAGTATGAGGAAGTAACCACCAAACAGACACGCACTGTTCCCCTTGAAGACTGGCCGCATAATGAAGTGGTCAACAATAAGGATATTGTTGTCGATTGGAACCTGAAACCAGGTCAGAGCATAAAACACGGCAGGTTTGTCATACACCGTGTCCCGAATAAAGATATTGATGCTCTTGAAAAGACCGGCCTGTACGAAAACCTTGACAGCTTTACAGGTGCCACTGAATCGGACATCGACCAGGAACATTCAGCGGCAAAGGTAGATCAGCAGACCCCTCCGCCGAAATCCTCCATTTACACCGAAATTGATGTGTATGAGCGAGTCGGACAACTGCCTGTCACCAAGACCGATGAAGGGTGGGAATATGACCCGGACGGCGACATGAAGCACATGGTCGCCACGGTCGGGAAGGGTGGAGATGTCAGCCGTATCATTTATCTCAAGCCGAATCGGTACGAGATGATTAACTACATTGACATGCAGATTTATTTCGATGAAGAGCGGTGGCAGTCGGTTGGTATGGCGGAACCGATCATGGATTTACAGACCGCCCTTAACGACAATATCAATGCCACGTTTGACAGTATATGGCAGAACCTCTTCCCGCCCACGGTGTTCAATGATAATTTTGAATGGAATTGGGACACGATTAAATATGCCCCCCATCAGAAATGGATTGGTTCATTCCCGATAAACGTTCCCCCCTCGGCAGCGGTACATTTCAAGGAACCGTCCAGCGTGACGTCTGACGCATGGAGGAGACACGCCCTGTTTGATTCGGAGATTCAACAGACGAGTGTCACTAACGCCGTGCAGGGTGTGGCAAAGGAAAAAACAGCAACCACAAACATGCTGAACGCTCAGATGTCGGCGGGAAAACTCGATTTCATTCTCAGGATGGTCGAGAAAACCGCCCTGATTCCATCAGCACAGATGGATATAGCCTTTGCCAAGAAATTCGCTCACCCTCTGACCTTTGCAGCGATATTGGGAAAGCAGTTCCGGTTATCTGATTGGGAGGAAATTTACCGATACTCACCAGCCGCTTCCTCGGTAAAGCTGGAACTTCAAAAAGAAAGCGAAGTCCAGCAGGACACGCAACTTCTACAGATTATCGGATCCATTAAAAACCCGAATGCTGTCAAGATTATGAATGTGATTCTGAAAAACATCTTCCGAAACAGGAATTGGACGGAGCTTGAAGGAATGCTTGATGAGAACTTTTACGAGCCATCTTCCGATACCGGAGAAATTCAGATGATGAACCGCATGCAGGGTGCATCAAATGAACAGGGGATACCCATGTCACCGATGGAACGAGGGGTAAGAGAGAGGGCAAATGGATAAAAAGTCTAAGCTGTGGGGGTTGTTGTTTAATGCAGAGTTGGATCGTGGTCCCGATGCGAACGATGACGGAAATGTCGTCCGTATCAAGATTCTGTCGGAGCGGAAAGCAAAGGAAGTACGTAAACTTAAGGGAGGAGTTTTATTTGGAGAATTGGAGAAGCAGATAAGAGAAGGGGTATTAACCGCGCTTCAGACCCCCACCGCCATCAACTGCGGGTGTCCGACATGCAACATGATCCGGTCGATAAACACTCTGGTTGAATTGTGGATAGCTCTGGAACGCATAGCAGAAAAAGGAGAGGAATGATGGATACCGAAACGGCCCATACCGAAGAAACCACAGAAGAACACGTTGAGACAACCGAACACCACGAGGAAGAAAAGAAGACCTTTGCCGATATGACCCCAGAACAGGTCATGTCGTGGTTGGGAAGAATCAACAAAGAGCAGATCGCAAAGCAGTTCGATGAAAAAGTGTTGCCGATTATTGATGAAATGAAAGCAGGAAGGCAGGTAACGGACGCTTCACCCCCAACGGAAGATTTACAGAGCCTTTTGTTTTCGTCTGATCCGGCTGACCATGACAAGTATTACGAAATCATGTCACGTCGCGCTGCTTCACGGACCCAAACCGTGATGAGTTCCAAACAGAAGGAACTTGATTCGGCTATTCTCGTATATTCGGAAGATCCGATTTATCGGGACATTCATGGCGACATGAAGCGCATAGCCACTGAAAAAGTGAAAGAGGGCTGGCCCCCCAAAGCGGCTGCCGAACACGCACGAACGGCAGCCGAAGCCCTGTATTTGAAGGGGCAGACATCGGAAGTGGAAGGCGATCTTTCGATGCTGTCGGGCGGAGGAAGGCCCCCCGGAAAAAAGAAGGTGTCCTTACCCCAGAAACTCAAGGCCGCGTGTCAGCGCGACATTGACGACGGGATAGTCAAGGACGAAGCGGACTTTGTGAAGAATATGAGTCCGAAGATGAGAGAGCTTTACGGATTGTAGGAGTCTCCTTTTGCTAAAGACAAGACATCCCCAGAACCCCGATACCGATTTTGTCCGGTGTCGCCGCTGCCACTTTCCCCTGAATTTAAGCAGGGAAAAAAGACGGGACGGAGACGGGATCAAATTGGTGTCAACAACCGCGTTTGGGACTGCGGTTACAGACCCTGTACCTAAGTCTGGAGCCTGTCCTTTTTGCGGAACATTCAACTTTTAGGAGGACACTATGTATATAGTCAGGGATTTATCGGGTGCCTTGGCTCCCGTTCCCATTGAGGTCTATTATAATGGAGACCTCGCAGCCGATTCGACGAATCGGCGGTATGCGGGCAGTCTTGTCAAGGCAATGGACTTCAACGATATCGACCACGGCATGTTTTACACCTTTGCCGGTCTTACTACGGCAATGGAGAACGTCTGCGGGATATTGGCAGAGGAACAGGCGGCCACGGGCAATTACCTTCCCGATGACGCAACGTATGGAATGGAGTTGAAAAAGATATTTCCGCTCCTTCCAACGAGCATCGTGAGGGCTGAGTATGTTCAGGCTGACGCGGCGGGAACCGCCAATTACGATACCGGCGCGACCTGTTCTGCGGCTTCGGAAGAGTTTACCATCTCTATAACCACGGCGGACACGCTTATCGGAGGCTGGATTTACATGCTGAACGGCTCTGAGGGCGGGTATCTTCATTATCTGGACGATTCGGAAACCACCTATGCGGAACTGGCTACGGCGGCGAACAACGCAGTCGCAAGCGGTGACGATTTTCTGGTTATCGAACCGGCCTGTTGCCGGAGGGTTGATTTTAACGCGACCTATACCGACATCAAGTCAGAAGTGGACGATAATGTAAAAGCCGATGCCATTGTAGGGATTATGCACTACATCCAAGCTCCCGGCGTTCCGTTCCAGAGGCTCGACAGGAACAAACACGACAATCTGTATGTTCCGAAGGCGAGATTCTTCCACGACTTTACCATTCCGTCCGCTACCAGCGCGACCGGGACGGTAACGTACACGAATGCCTGGATCAACGGCATCAACATAACCACATAAGGAGGTAAACCAAAATGGCTGTTAATAGAAGTATGATGGTGTACGAAAATTTTGGAGACCTTCTTGATGTGAGGTTGTCCAAGATTTTTTGGGAAAAAGTCAAGGAACGTATCGAGAAGAACATGGCCTCGATGCTGTTCCGTAATCAGCCTGTAGGTGCGGTTCCCGACTATCGCGTGAGCGGTATGGGTGGACTGTCCGACCTTCAGGATTTCGACGGCTCACTGACCTACGATGCGCCGTCACAGCTTTACGACACGGTCTGTACGTTCCCCGAAAAGGCTTTGGGGTTCAAGATCGAGCGTAAACTGTATGACGACAATCAGTTCGGGAAGATAGACGGCAAGGCCGTTGGCATGGCTACTTCGGTTGCCAGAACCGATGAAAAAGAGGCCGTGACTATCTTCAACGAGTCGTTTACCTCAACCAACCCTTCGGGACAGACGGGAGGCGATGGAGTTGCCCTGTGCAGTTCTTCGCACCCCTATTCGCCCGATGATTCAACCACGCTTGACAATGCCGGTTCAACAGCCTTTTCCCCTGCCGCGGTTGAGGCAACAAGGCTTATCGGCATGTCCGACATCCTGACCGACCGTGGAGAACTGGCCGATGTCAATTACGACATGCTGCTTATTCCCCCTGCGTTGGAAGAGGATGCGTGGGAAATCATCAACTCGAAAGGGAAGGTTGACACGGCTAACAACAACGCCAATTTCCATTACGGGCGTTACAAACTGGCCGTATGGAACCGGCTGTCAAGTTCAAACAACTGGTGGATGATCGACGCCGACCTTCTGAACGACTACTTCTTCAAGTGCGTTCGGATTGCGCCTGAGTTCGAGCAAGACCGTGACTTCGACACAAAGGTAGCGAAGTGGTCTGTCTATAAGAGGACTTCATATAACTACTGTGAGTGGAGGGCGGTCTATGGTCATCTGGTAAGTTAATTTATCTTTCTACCGGGGGGTAAGCACCAAAAGCCCCCTGGTAGAATCAATGGGTAAGGGTGGGTGAAATTCTCGCCGACAGCGCATGAGGTGTAAAGACGACAGGGCGGTGTTCCTAACAAAAGGAGAACAACATGGGTTTCACAAATTTTCCACACGGAATTACGAGTTTTGGGATTCCTATTTTTGGAAGCGGTCAGGATGTTAGCGGGAGTACCTACTTTGTTGATAACAATAGCGGTAGTGACAGCCAAGATGGAAGCTCGTTTGATAAGGCGTTCAAGACGTTATCAAAAGCTGTTGCTGTAAGTAATGTTGACATTGCTCGTGGATCAGACAGGTGGGCACGGAGAAACACAATTTATTATTGTGCTGATACTGAGACTGCTGATTTGGTAGCATTCCCGAACAAGTGTGATGTTGTAGGCGTTGGGTCTTACGATGCCAATGCAAAGCCCGGCATTACGGGGAACCATGTTCCGGTAAATGCGGGGAATTATGGAACACGGTTTATCAATGTATGGTTCAAGGCTCCGGCAGACGCTTCTCCGATTGTCACCTTAGCCTCTACATCAAGCGGCATTCAGTTTATTGATTGTACGTTTAGTGCTACGGCTACTACGACTATCGGAATTCAGGCAACTGCAAGCCCCTTCATGAAAGTTTTCAATTGTCGATTTGAAGGAGCTTTCGTTACATCATACATTACCTTTGGTACAGGAGAAGCTGGTGGTACTGAAATCATCGGCAATCGAATGTGTGATGCAGCAGCAAAGGGGATCATCACTGGCTCAGGGACTACTTCATCTTGGGCAATGATTGTAAGAGACAATTACATTGAAGCTACTACGATCATTATTGATGATGATGGGGATGAGTTGTGGATTAGCAGGAATGATCTTATTACTGCTGCAACAGCGACAACTTCACCTATATTCCCTGAAGCAATGGTTGTTGATGCAACGAGGATAGCCGGGAACTGGCTTACGGCTGCCAATATTGCTACTCATTATCCTGTAATTGATACGACGACATAATGAAAAGCAAAAGGATGCGTGGATACCCCGTACGACTGATAGGGTATCCACGCAACCTATAGACGGAGAAGGACATTTGAACCGATTAATAATAATCGGCAAAGCGAAGGGGTGGGAAGATGCCCCTTGTGATTGCGAAACATGGGGAGCTACCCAATTAGTTATCAGGCGTGATGTTGATATGGTCGTTGACATGAACGACTACACCAACGACCGATGGGGAAAGCAGGAATCATGCGAAATGCTTCTTGCGATAGAACGGGCGAGAGCATTGGGTGTTCCATACATTGACCGTACTAACTACCCGATTCAAGAGATAGTAAGACGGTTTAACACGACGTTCTTTACAAACACTATTGATTACATGATTGCGCTGGCCCTGTACGAAGAATACCGACACCTTGAATTTTACGGGGTGAACATGGCGCACGGTAGCGAGTATTCCTATCAGAGGCCAGGCATTCATTACTGGCTCGGACGGGCTGAAGAATGCGGCACTACAGTTATTATACATGAACCATCGACGCTTTTACAGACCGATAACGGGTTAATGTATGGGTACGATATTCCAATGCAGGAGGGAATGGATAAGTGGGGAATTTTGACATAGCAAACGCTTCACCGGAAGTCATACGCGAAGTCAAGCAGGATGTTTCTACCCTCGAAAAAGCTCTTCGTGGCGGTGCGTTCGATGTGAGAACAGGTATTGGATTGAATCTTGACAGGACGGATACGGAAGCGATGCATCATGAACTTTCCAGAAAGAAAGCATGGCTCCAGAAATACACACCGAAGAAATTGACCGGAGCACAGGCGAACAAGGCGTATGCGAGGGTGAAGGAACTGAAAGAAAAAATCAGTGAAAAGCTACTCCCCAATAAGGAGTTTCACCAACCCTACGCAACCAACCAGAGGAAAGAGCGGGACTTTCAGATTGCGGTACAGCATGAAGCGGCCTTGTTAAGGGACAGAAATTATAAGCGCGACGTGCAGGAATACCGAGCACTTTTAGTGCAGCTTGATCCAGAAGACCCGACCGTAAGAAACATTGAAGCCCTAAGAAACGGAAAGAACGTAAGAATCAGGAGATAGAATGTCAACCAGCACCGTTCAGACAAACATTATCTACGGCCTCAAGGAAGGCGGGTCAGTAGCGGACACAACCATGCTGGCCTATGCCCTGAGATGGGCGAATGACGGATACCGCGACATGATAAATCGTCCGTGGTTCGACCGGACGTTGCTCACCAAAGCGAACTTCACTATGGCGGATGGACAGCAGAGTTATCAGGCTCCCTCGGATTTTGCGGGATTCTGTACCATGCTAGACGTAACCAACCAGACTGAAATCATCATGGTTACGCCCGAAGAATTGCAGCGGGAAGTAGTGGTTACTCAGGCAACGGATGAGTCGTTCACATCGTCTTTCGATACTGCTGTATCACTCGACAATAAAGCTATCGTGCAATACAGTGAAGTGGTTGCCGATGATACGGACCACACCACGGTTTATACGAGAGATTCCGATTACACGATGGATTATACCTCCGGGACCATTACCGTTGATTCCACGGGAACAATGTCAGATGCCACGACGTATTACATTGATTATCTCTATATGAGTCAAGGCCCCCCAACGAAGTTTTGCGTTGAATATGATTCTACCAATGCACGGTTCGTTCTGAGGATGAATCCGGTTCCCGATGATTCCTATATTGCCACGCTCGTATATCCAGACTTTCCCACATCCCTTTCCGCGTCGGCTGATGCCGTGTGGAGC